TGACCGGACCGGCCCAACGGCAATCACTGGGCTATCGGTGAGTTGGTGTCCTGTCACTGGTGCTCCTCCGGCTGGATCTCCCTCGGGTTGGTGGGTGGTACCTGGCTGATCCGGGGCCTACCGCTGCCGGTGTTGATCTGGCTGGCCGTGTGGGGAGCCGCCGCTGTACTCGTGGACCGCCTCGGCTGATGAAACGCGACGTGACGGTCGCTATTCCAACCATCCCGCCGCGTCGAGACTTGCTGTGGCGGGCGCTCGATTCGGTGTGGGAGCAGACCCACCGGGTTGACGGTGTGTCTGTCGCTGTGGATCTGTTTCACATCGGTGCATGGGACACCCGCAATCGGGCGCTGGCCGGTGTGCGTACCACGTGGGTTGCGTTCTTGGACGACGACGACGAGCACAAGCCGCAGCACATCGAACGACTACTAGCCTGCGCCGAGGACACCGACGCGGACTACGTATACGGCTGGTATGACCTGACCTACATTCGCGGCCCGGACCCACTGCCGTATTTCGGCAAGCCGTTCGACAACGCCGAGCCCCACATCACCGGCAGCATGTCCGGGGTGATGGTGAGAACCGAGCTGGCGCAGGCGGTACGGTTCACGCCACCTGATGAGGAGTGGCCGATCGTCGGCGGGGAAGACGAGCGATTCACGATGGACTGCGTGGCGCAGAATGCCAAGATCGTTCACTTGCCAGAAGTGACCTATAACTGGCACTGGGACCGAGGCGGCGGCACTCAGGGATTACCCCGGCGTTGGATCTAGCCGCGAAGACGACGCGGCAAAATCGACTCCCGGTAGATATGCTGCGCTACAAACCGTAACGTTTGGGAGGCGCGGCAATGGCACTAAGGCTGCTGTCCTGGCTCGCGCCCACACCGAAACAGTCGTCTGCCGGACTAGTAGCTGCCGCGACCATCGTCAGCCAGCAATCAGCCACCGACCCATACCGTTCCAAACTGCTACCCGATGAGCAGGAATGGCAGCGGGAAGCGTGGGGCTACTGGGATTCGCTCGGCATGTTCCGCAACGCCGTCATGTGGAAAGCGGACATGCTGTCCCGCGTTCGGCTCCGTGCCGCGAAAAAGGACGCCGGTCAAGACGAGCCGACCATTCTCGACGTCGGCCCCGCCGCTGACCTGATCTCCGAACTATCAGCCGGTGCCCAATCCGGCATCATGTCCAACCTCGCCGTGTATCTCTCGGTCCCCGGTGAAGGATTCATCATCGGAGAGACCCTGGCCGACGGGCGGAACGTGTGGACCGCCCGCTCCACCGACGAGGTCCGGTATCGGCCGACCGCCGCCAGTCGCTACGGAACGGCTGAGAATGCGGTGTCGCCGTATCAGGTAGTGGATGAGCGGTCGGCGGGCAACACCATCCGCTGGCGGTCCCTGTCCGCTGAATCCCTCGTGGTCCGGGTGTGGCGACCCCACAAGCGGTTCTTCCACATCGCCGACTCCTCAGCACGCGCCGCACGATCCACCATGCGCGAGCTTGAGCTGGCGAACCGGCACATCGTCAGCCAGTATCTTTCCCGCATCGCATCGGCGGGCCTGCTCGTACTGCCGAACGAAGTCACCTTCCCTGTGCGAGAAGAATTCCAGGACGCGGCCGACCCGTTCGTCGCCGAATGGATCGAGATCGCGGCGGAAGCGATCAGCACCCCCGGCTCAGCGTCGGCCGTGGTGCCCATGCCGATCCGCATCGCGGCGGAATACGTGGACAAGGTGCAACACATCGATTTCACGATGAAACTCGATCAGAAGATCATCGAGAAGCGGGAGGCTGCCGACAAGCGGCTAGCAATGGACTTGGACGTCCCCCCGGAATCACTGCTCGGCATGGCCGACATCAACCATTGGTCCGGCTGGCTGATCGAGGAAACATCATTCAAGCGATACCTGGCACCCGACACGGAACTGATCTGCCAGGCGTTGACCGAGGGCTACCTCCATCCGCGTCTCCTCGCGGCCGGAGAAAGCATCGAGGACATCGTCGTCTGGTACGACGCGAGCGAAATCACCATCCGCCCCGACCGTTCCGACAAGGCGGTCACCGCCTACGGCCTGGGCGAAATATCCGGTGAAGCGTTGCGGCGCGAGATCGGGTTCGATGAGGATGACAAGCCGTCCAACGACGAGCTGATCAGGATGATCCTGCTGAAACTCTCCACAGACCCGGCCACCGCGTTCGCCGCGTTGAAGGAACTGACCGGCGTCTACGTCGAGGTACCGATCGGCACTACGCGAACGATCCCGACGGACGCACCGGCCGTTTCAGGTGCAGAGCCGGAGCCGTCACCGACCAATACGCCACCCGAACAGCCTGTCCCGCCACCTGACGGCAAGCCTGGACCAGGCAGCGAAGCACACACCGTCCAACTCTTGAAGCAGGCACGACTGCCGCACGCAATCCGTATCTCCCCGTTGAGCAACGGCGGGTACGAGCTGCTGCACCCGGCTGAATGCCAGGCTCACCTGTTCCAATGCCCGGTGAACACCGGCACCTGGGGTGACTTCATCAAAGCTCGACCCGGCAGCCCCGGTGCCTACCAGTGCTATCTCGCACCGGACGGCTCACCCCGCATCGGTACGCGCATGACCGACGCGGCGGTAGTGAACATGCTGCCGACGCTGAGTCCGGTCGTGCGGTGAGCCATGCGCGTCAACGGCCCAAGCCTGTCCGCGCTCGATCAGCTAGGCGACGACATCACCGTGCGGGTCACCGCCGAGATCCGAGGAACACTCCGCAGCGTGACAAGCGGATTGAGCCGGAGCGTGAGCGTTGATGATCTCGGCTCGATCCGCACAGTGTGGGATAAGCGTGTCGATGCGCGACTGTTGCCGGTTGTGGCTCACGCCTACTGGCAGGGTGTCAATGACGTCGCCGTGCCGATCGTCAGGGCGTTGAATCCGGGACTGATCGCGTCAGTCGATCCTCTCGCTGACCCTCTCAGTGACCCGCTCGACACTGGCCTGACCGACCCTGGCATGCCGCCTGGTCTGGCTGGCGTTGCGTTCGATATTCCACGCGTGACCAACCCGGCCGTCGAGCAGTATTTACAGGAAGCCCGCAACCGGCTGGTCAACATCGGCAACGAAATCTGGGAGCATGCACGCGGCGCTCTGCTGGACGAGTTGCAGGCCGGGTCCGGCATTGCCGATATGGCGCGGGCGATCAACTCGGCCACAGGCCTGTCCATGCCGCGAGCTGAGGTTATCGCCAGGACGGAAGTCAACGGAGCGGCAAACGCGGGAGCGTTGAGTCAGATGCAGGCGCTCAATGTTCCGGCGACTAAGACATGGCTGTCCACTGGGGGTCCACGGACTCGGCCGTGGCATCTGGAAGCCAGCGGTCAGACGGTGGATCTGAATGACAACTTCGAGGTCGGCGGTGAAGCCATGTCCAGACCGCACGATGCGGGTGGTTCGCCCGCAAATACGATTAATTGTCGCTGTACGCTACAGTTCGATATCCCTGACGATCAAGTCGGCGATGCCGCCATTGACTCAGAGGGCGAGACGGCGTCGGCCGCGCTGATTGCAGCCGTACCCGCACACACTGGGGCGATGATCGCACTCATCCCGGCTGATATCGATCTTGACCGGCTGGCGCTCGACGGCGGCGAGCCCCGCGACGAGTTGCATCTGACGCTGCTGTTCCTCGGTGATGCGGCAACCTGGGATGACACGGCGAGGCAGTCGGTCGTCGCTAACGCCGAGTCTCTGTTCAGCGGCTACGGTGTGATCGAGGCCAGCGGGTTCGGTGTGGCGATCTGGAATCCGATCAGCGACACCCCGGCGCTGGTGCTTAATGTCGGGGACGGCCCGACCGGGTACCTGACCGATGCGTTCGATGAGGCCCGTCACGTGATCGATTCTGCCGACATGTTCGAGGCGCTTCCCTTGCAGCATGAGCCTTGGTCGCCTCATTGCTGCTTGGCATATTCGACCGACCTAGACCTGTTGTCGGAGGCGTTGAAACGAGTCGGGCCAATCATGTTCGACCGTGTACGGGTCGCGTTCGGTGATCAGGCCACCGATATTTCGCTTGCGCCTGATATTTTGAGCCCATCTGATGAGGAGACGACATGACCACCACGGACAGCGCGGTGCTTGGAGGGAAGCCCAACGAGGGCACCAAAAAGGACAAGCGACTCAAAGACAACGCGAGCGAGACTGAGACGGTGGAGACGTTCGCTCCCATGATGTCCGGCATGAGCGGAGACGCGGAGACGTTCACAGCCGACAGCGCCACCACTCAATGGCGTGGCGTGCTCGTGGTCGAAGGCACCCCCACCGGAGACGGCCGGGAGTTCGCCACCGACTCGCTGAGTTGGGTTGACACCGCCACAGTGACGATGCCGTTGCAATGGCAGAAAGAATCCAGTCATGGCGGCGACCACGACGTGACCGTCGCGGTCGGCCGGATCGATCGGGTGTGGCGCGACGGTGCGCTGATCTACGGCGAGGGCCGGTTCGACACTCACGCCGACGCCGCCGAGGCGCAGCGGCGGATGGGCGATCAGATGCTCAACGGAGTCTCGATCAACGCTGATGACATCACGGACGCTGATGTCGAGTACGTGTGGGACGACGAGGACAACGAATCCGAGGACGACGGCGACATTATCTCGCTGCTGTTCGCATCCCCCAAAAAGATCATCTTTCACTCGGCACGGATGCGGGCCGCGACACTGTGCGACATCCCTGCCTACGTCGAGGCGACCCTGCACACGATCGATGGTGCGGACGGGGGGACGGTCGTAGCCGCAGCCGCACTGATCGTCCGAGCTGCCGTGTCGGTCCATGAGTCCGAGTTGTCCAGCGAGGCATGGGACGGGGCGGCTCAGGAAGCGCGACTCGCGGCCAACACGAGTCCAGCGGCGGCACGTGCCGCGTATGCGTTCGTGGACACCGACGACGCGAACGATTACGTCAAGCGGGATGAATGCCGATTCTTGCATCACGAGATCAGCGACACCGGCGTGCCGGGACCGGCAAACATTTCGGCATGCACGGCAGTGATCAACGCCGTGCATGGCTCGCGCATCCCTGAGCATGAGAAGGAAGCGGTCTACAACCATCTGGCTGCACACCTGGAAGCGGCCGGACAGAAGCAGCCACCGTTTGAGCCGCAGCATGCGCTTGTCGCCCATGCCTGGCACGACACGTATCGGCCGAAGAGGGACTGGTTCAATGATCCTGAGATCAAGGTGCCCACGCCGATCACGGTCACTGATTCCGGTCAGGTCTACGGCCTGGCAACCGAATGGGGTGTCTGTCACCTGGGATATCAGGGAGAGTGCATTCTGCCACCGCGTGAAGACTTCCACTCCTACTACTTGACCGGCAGTCAGTCGTGCGATGACGGGACGAGTGTGGCGGTCGGGCAGATCACGGCCGGGATCGGGCACGCGTCACTGACGATCGGATCGTGGCAGCGCGCAGCCGAGCATTACGACAATACCGAGGCAGTAGTTGCTGACATCGTCACCGGGAACTGCAAAGCCGGGATCTGGGTTGCCGGTGCTATCCGGCCGTCGGCTCAGGCCGCACGGGTGCAGGCGTTGCGGGCCTCTGGACAGGTGTCGCCGGACTGGCGGATGATCGGCGGGCAACTCCGGCTTGTTGGCATGCTGACGGTCAACGTGTCAGGGTTCCAGGTGCCTCGCGTTCGGACGTATGTTTCTGCGTCCGGTAAAATCGAAGCTATGATCGCGTCCGGTTTGGTGTCGGTTCATACCTCGCAGCCGACCGACGCTGAACTCGACCAGAGGGCCTTGCGGTTGCTGTCCAGCCAGTTGGCCGCTAGGGTTCACGGAAAGGATTAGGACATTATGTGCAATTGTAACAAGCCGGTAATTCAGCAGCCTGCCGCTCCAGCAGAGCCGCCGCCTGCTCCTGCACCCGAGCCCGTCGGGACCAGCCGCTAAACTCTGACACGCACAGCCCCGCGCCATCCCTGGAACGTCGAGCAATCGATCAGGCCACGTTCGCGCGGGGCTTTGCTATGTGCCGAGCCTGTAGAACGGACTGCGACACCTGGCGAGAGTTGCCCAAAACTTGCCGTCAAAGTAGTGGTCAGTTGCCGTCCATGATTGTTACATTCCCTTCAATGCCGCCTCACGGCTACGTTCCTAGGGGAGTAACGACCATGACAGATGTAACGCCTTTTGAACTGCCAGCCGATCTCACCCTCCTGTCTGATGCGGACATCGCGACGCTGGAGACCACGGCAGTGACCGAATTCGACCGCGTGCGCGGCATCGAGGAAGTGACTCCAGCCACGGTGCAGTACCAGATGCAACTCACGGACAACATCGACTCGATCCGGGCCGACATCGCGGGCCGTAATGCGAGGGCGCAGGAAGCTGCCACTCGTGCGCAGGCCAGCCTGGTAGATCAGCAGGCTCACCTGGAGGCCCGCGTGCACGGCCCGACACAGGCTGAGGTTGCTGAGGCTGCGCAGACTCAGACCGGAGTGGACGTCGAGGCCATTGCCGCCGCTGCCACGCGTGGTGCGACTGCCGCGCTGTTCGCCGTCATGGGCGACAAGGGCCGTTCCCGGCTCGGCGGGGATCTCGCACAGGTCACCGAGCGGGCAACCGCGTCGCTGTCCGCAGCGCAGCGGGTAGCTCCGCCAGCGGTCACCGCATCAGCGAACCGGCTGGCGGTCACGGCAGGCGTTGACATTCCCGGCGTGGCACGCAACCAGGAAATGACCAGCCTGTCCGACGTTGTGGGCGCGTTCCAGAAAACCGCCCGGTCGATCCCGGCCACCCGTGACGGCACCGGCCGAGAGGTTCTGGTAGCTCAGATCCGCAACGAATACGAACACACCGTGGACGATCGAACTCCCCCGGCGCAGATCGAGGAGCTGTTCCGGCATCTGACCACCAAAGCCAACCAGGAAGCGCTCGTTGCCGGTGGTGGCTGGTGTGCCCCGTCCCAGATTCGATACGACTTCTTCAACATCGCATGCCAGGACGGCCTAGTGGACCTTCCGACATTCGGTGTGACCCGCGGCGGCATCAGGTTCCCCACGTCCCCGTCGCTGGCTGACGCGGTGTATCAGGTTGGCGCGTCGGCCAACCAGAATCTTGCAGGGTTCGGCACCACGTTCAGCTCCGCGTCCATGCCGTGGGTGTGGACTGAGACTGACGACATCGCCACCGTGACGGGTAGCCCGAACAAGCCCACGATGCGCGTCCCGTGCCCAGGCTTCAACGAGGCCCGGTTGGAGTGCTACGGCATCACCATGACGGCCGGTAACTTGACCGACGACGCGTACCCGGAGGCGACCGCGAACACGCTGCGGTTGCTGAACTCCGCGTGGTCGCACGCGCAGAACGCGCGCATCATCGGCCAGATGGTCACCCTGTCCACTGCCGCCATTGCGATCACCGGCGGCGGCGCGACACGACCGGCGTACAACCAGATCCTTTCCGGTCTGGATCTCGCCGCGACGGACTACCGGGCCAAGTTCGCCATGTGCGACGCCGACGTGCTGGAAGTCATCGCTCCGTTCTGGGTGGCCGACGTGATCACCGCTGATCTGGCGTGGCGCACCAACGTCGAAATGTTGTCCGTCACTCAGGCGCAGATCAACGGCTGGTTCGCTGACCGCAACTTGCGTGTCCAGTGGGTCAACGACTGGCAGGTTCGCACTAGCGGCCTGTTCGGCTTCCCGTCCGCGAACATGACCCTATGGCCGACGCAGGCCGACTTCCTGGTCTACGCGGCAGGCACGTTCATCAAGGGCAACGGGCTCACTCTGGATCTCGGTGTGGTCCGCGACTCGGTGCTGAATGCGGAGAACGACTTCACCGCCGCATGGGCCGAGGAGTGCCACCTGGTCGCCAAGGTCGGACACGAATCCCGTCGCTACACGATCAGCTTCACCGTGAACGGTGCCGCGTCTGGTGCCGTTGCTCTCGGCGCGAACATCTAATCCTGACGTGATCAGGGCACGGGCAGACAGATGTGCGGAGGGGGTGAGCGGCGATGTCAGGTGGAAGGCAGATTGTTGACCCGCCGCTGTACACACCCCTCCCGTACGGCTTGCTGAGCGTTGTCGATTTCCCGGTCGCCAACGATCAGCATTGGCAGAACGGCATCACCTACCAGCCGAACTGTGCCACTCCGAGCTCGACGTATGACGAATGTCTAGCGGTCACCGGCACCGGTAATGCACCGTCGCCGCCAGCGTTCCAGAACACGGTCAGCCTCGCACCACGCGGAGCTACCGCATTCTCGGTGTTCGTGGAATTCGACTGCTCGGCGGTCGGCAACGAGGAAGCGGACATGCAGGCTCGTGCCGCGTTCGCGTCGAGCGAAACATGGCAGGTTGAGCGTTCCTTCTGGACAGGTGTCGCCGGTGGTCAGCCGATAGTGTTCCCCCACTTGGCAGCGAACGCGCAGATTCTTGACGCGCCGGTAACGGGCGGCACGGCGCAGAACTCGATCCTGCTGCAAACGGCGGCAGTGGTCGTAACCGGTGCCGCTGGAGGTTCGCCGAACCTGTTCTCCAGCACATCGGAAGTGCTCGGGGCGCTGGAAGGCGCGCTGGCCGACTGCTACAACGGCGTTGGCGTGATCCACATCCCGCAAGTGGCGTTGCCGTCCTTCGACGCGTACGGCCTGATCAAGACCAAGGGCGCGCGGATGTATACCGCCAACGGCAACAAGGTCTCGGTTGGTGCCGGGTATCCAGGCACGTCCCCGGCCGGAGCAGTGCGGACACCTGACCAGTGCTGGATTTACGCCACCGGGAACATCATGTGCTATCGCGGTGCGGTTAAGGTCCGGGCCAGCGGTGCGCAGGCTATGGACAAACAGAAGAACACCATCAAAATGATCGCCGAGCGGCGGTACTTGCTCGGTTGGGACTGCTGCCATTTCGCTGGGTCTGTCGGACTCGGCGTGCCGAAGGCAACGTAAAAAGGGAGTTGTGTCATGGCATCAACCGCCGGAGTCCCGATCAAGGGCACCGTTATCCGCATCGTCCAGGTGGACGCGTGTGGTATCCCGATCACCGGCGCGTCTGGTCGTGTGATCGTAACCAACTCGTTCACGAAAGTTGACCAGTCCCCGCAATACGAGGACGGCACCGAGTTCTTCGAGCGCACGGCCGACGGGCTGCTGTGCGTCAACCAGAAAGACGCGCCGATCTTCAAGAGGATGCAGCTCACGGTGGACCTGTGCTCGGTGGACCCGGACATGACTCCGCTTGTGCTGTCGGCGCGTGAGTTGACCACGACGGCTCCCGTGTCCGGCACCGGCTTCGCGTTGATGGAGGGCGTGACGACGTCTCATTTCTCGATGGAAGTGTGGCAGCGCGTCGCCGGTTCCGGCGCGTGCTCGGCGGGTGGCCTACAGCAGTACATCTACAACGCGTGGCCGCACTGCCTGAATGCTCGCGTGAACGGCTACACGGTGGAGAACGCCAAGTCGGTGTTGCAGTTCATGTGCGAGACGTCGGCGGCATCGGCTCAGTGGAGTGACGGCCCCGGTTCGGGCACAAGCTGGCTGCCTGTCGGCGCTGGCGGTGTCTCTACCACGGCGGATCACTGGCTGTGGAACCTGACCACCAACGCGCCACCGGCTGCCTCTGTCGGATTCACTCTGCTGACATAAGGGACGTGTGATGAGTAACGAATTCAGGGACCGGATGCTTTCGATCGGTGTCATCAGCCACCGGTCGAAGCCTCGCGTGTCTGCCGAAGGGCGGGCACACGAGGAGTCGGGTCTGCCGTTCAAGTCGGTTACGACCGATGAGGGCACGGTCACTGAGCACGGTGCGCAGGGTGCGGGTGTCAGTCAACGGCAAGACGTCAATGTCACACCGCAGGCAATCAAGATGAAGCTAGTGAGGATGTAGTCATGGCGTGGACTAAGAGCGGGTTGTACATCACGACGATTACTGACTTGCTGACCCTTGTTGCGCTCACTGGCGGCACGGCAGCGACGGCTGGTACAGGTCCGTTCAAGTCGCTGACGAACAAGATTGCACTGCACTCCAACGCGTTGACGGACGGCACCGCGCCGATCAACTTCTCGGCCGCGTCCCCGATCTGGGCCAACACGTCCGAGGTTTCCGGCACCGGCTGGGCTGCCGGTGGGGTGCTGTTCTCTGCCGCCGCAGCGGGTGCCACATCGGTTGCGCCGACGTTCTCAGAGTCCCCTGCCGGTTCCATCATGTATGACATGACGGACGTGTCTGTGGCTACGACGACGCTTACCAACGCACGCGGATGCATCATGTATGCCGACTCGCTGACCGCGCCCGCTCCGCAGGTTGACGCGATGTTGGTAGCCGTCACGTTCGGGGCGGATTTTTCGACCGTTGCTGGGACATTCGCAATCACATGGGATGCGCTCGGCGTATTTGCAATGGACATCACACCATAAGTTAGGGACTGTCGCATTATGATTTCGTTACGTATTTGGAGCAGAAAGCGTCTGGCGGTATTGATCGCAACGGCTCTGCTCGTTGTAGGGCTAATCGCGTTCAACGCGACACGATCCGGTGCGGCCACATCATCGGACACGTGCACGCGCAACAGCGACACCGTGGCGCTCACTGAGACGATCACGTGCACGCTGGCTCAGGCCACGACCACCGCGCCAGGCCCGACAACGACCGTGACCGGGCCGACAACCACAGAAACCGTGACCACGACGGCTACAGCGACCGTGACCAACACCGTAACTAACACGGTGACGGTGACCGCGACCCCGACCACGACGGCACCGACCACGACCACGCCCCCACCGCCCCCACCGAGCACCTACCCGGACGCTGGAACCACCGGTTATCTCGGTGCCACGTCTGCGCTGACCGTGTACTCCCAGGCCAACGGCGTCATCCCGGCCGGGTGCACGAGCTGGAACGCCACCTACAAATACTTGCGATGCGATCAGGCGAATCTGAGTCTCGACCACGCATGGGTCAAGGGCGGCATCTACTGGACGGGCTGCGGCAATCTCAACGTCACTCAGTCGATCATCGAATGGGCACCGTCGAGCACCTGGCATGACGTGTACGCGCAGTGCGCCAACGGCACGGCCGGGGCCACGCTGAGCGTTACCGATTCCACGTTGCGCTCAGGCACTACATACAACGGCGGCAGCGACATCGGCGCGGTGACGACGAACTCGACTCGACCCATGCTGGTCAATCGCTCCAATTTCTCTGGCTTCCCGCAGGGCCTCGACCCGGCCGGTGGCTCCCTGATTCAGCACAGCGAGATTTACGCGACCGACGGTGCTCAGTGCGGTTCGTCCACGTGCCACGGTGACGGGCTGTTCAGCCAGGGCGGCAACAACATCACCTATGACAGCAACCGGGTTGTAGTGGCAACGTCGGGCACCGTGACGGCGGCAGTATTCTGGCAGGTTATTCCTTGCACGTTGCAGACTGGCGAGATCGTCAAGAACAACTACTTGCAGGGCGGCGCGTACACCTTCCGCAACGAATGCTCAGCCGTATCGGTCACAGACAACGTGTTCGCCGGTGCGGTGTACGGGGATGCCTATTCGGCAGCTCCGGGCACGATCACGGCCTGGACGGGTAACAAGCACCCGGACGGCAGCACCGTTCCGAGTCCGTAGGAGGGTGAAGGTGACAGCTAATGCCAGGGCCGACGCCTTACAACTCCCCGGCTGTGCAAGGGTCGGCTGCTTCTAGCACCGTCTCCACTGTTTCGCCTGCGTTCACCCCGGCCAACGGGGACATCATTATCGTCAAGGCCGCGTCAGAGAAGATTGCCACTATTGGCGGCACTCCAACTGGTGGCGGGCAAACCTTTACCGGAATCACATCGGCAGTGGTCGGTGAGGGCTGGGCTGGGCTGTGGTGGTGCGTCGTGTCCGGCTCGCCAGGCTCGATGTCCGTTACGGTCGCGTGGTCCGGCAGCAACGGGTGGCACTCCTCCATCACCGAGGCGTACACCGGGGCGCAGTTAGGCACCCCGGCCACGATGAACGCTGCTGGCGGTTCAGCTCCGAGCGGCACCATAACGACGCAGGCCGCGAACAGCACTGTCAGTTGGCTTGATTGTGACTTCAACGCGATCGCACCAGGCTCGCGTGCTTACCGTTCGAGCGCGACGGAGACCGGGATACATGACAAGTCCACCGCGAGCTATGTCGCCTACTACGCGTATCAGAATGCTGCTAGTGCCGGATCTCAAACGTGCGGCCTGACCGCGCCTACCGGGCAGCAGCCGCGTCTGCTGGGTGTCGAGGTAGAGAGTGCAGCGGTTGCTGCGCAACTGCCAGAATTGATAATGGCACCGTACCGATACTAGGAGAGGCATCATGTCGAGATATGTAGCAGGAGGCTTGACCACTGCTGGCAGTACTACGTTGCCGCTTTGCGCGCTTGTCGGCGGGACCACAGTGAGACCCAAGATTGTCGAGATTGGGATTTTCAATACCACAGCCACGGCGGTCGCGTTGAAGCTGTGCAGGCTGACTACGGCTGGCACTCCGGGGTCCACTTTAACCTCAGCCGCGCTGGAGCAGGAGGACGTGGCTTCACTCGCCTTGTTGAAGAACACGTATTCCAGCACGGCACCTACGACCAGCGATCTCGGGTATCGGACGGTGCTCGGTGCTGCAATCGGATCAGGAGTCGTGTGGACATTCCCAGGTGACGGATTGTCCGTCCCCGCTGTCGCCTCGAACGGGA